TCAGCCACGGTGGGCTGTGATATGCTTATTGTCGTACCAGACGAGTAGAATGTCAACAGGGTGCCGCTCGCGCGGCTGGTTTCGGTATTCATCGTCAAGAACCGTCCAGCAACTATCGATTGAATCGCTGAACCTAAACTCGAATCCAGACGCATTGCGGCGCTAAGCTCCATATTAGCCGCAGAGAGAGTAATCAGATTTGTCGTCCCAGGGCCGCCGGAGGAATTGCCCGTCGCCGTAAATGTTATAGTCGTGCCATAAGGCATGGGCACGTTGTTCGCTATCGAGACAAAAGTGATCGTCTGAATATTACTGGAGATCGTCGAGGTCGCGACCGCGCCGCTGTAAAGAGTAGTTCCAATCGTCCAGGACCCGGTCTGTCCTACTTTCACACTAGTATTTAACTCGCTCATGACGATCGAGAGGGAAGCCGTCACTGGTGCCGTGAATGTAAACGATTGGCCTGAGGCCCACACCGCGGCCGTACTCAACGTAATGGATGCACCACTTACACCGGTGACCGTGCCAGTATAGATTACACTAGTGCCGGCATACGTAGTAGAATATGCTGAACCAGTAGTAATATTGGAATCCGCGGTCGCGACGCTCAGCGTCAAGGCCGTATTTGGGGTGGTGGTGGCCGAATTTGACGCGACGCGCGCCGTGCGGATGGCCTCGGCGGTCGACAGCTGTTTATTTCCAGTAGTCGTAGCAGTGACCGTCTGGCCGGTCGCGGTAGTGGCCTGTTTGCTCAGAGTAATGGCGTAGGAGGCCGCGTTAACTGAATCTATGATCGTACCAGGTTCAATGCCGGAGCCTGCTATGGCCATTCCTTGTGCAAAATGAGCCATAGTGGTGGCGGTGCTAAGTCCTAATATTAGCGACGCGGTCTGACCAGTTGCTGTAGTCGTTACATCAGTCGTACCCGCCACGGCGACGACATGTGAAAGGGGGCTAATGCCATTACCTGTGACAAGCATGCCGACTTTGATATTAGTATTCGCAGGAATGATCGTAATGGTCGGCGCGGCCTGAACTCCAATACCAGGACTCGCATTAGAAACTATACCCGTGAAAGTCAAGGGAGCCGAAACGCCTTGTGAATTGACAGTGGTCGATGACGGAATGTAGTCAAACTCTTGGGCCCAAATATTAGACTTGGCCGTATTCGCCGTGACGAGATATACGGCGAGAGAATCGCCAATAGCGCCCGGATAACGAGCCATGAAACCCCTGTCTGCAGAAGACAGATTATCAAAGACGTTTTTATTCTTGATTGCGGCCGGAGCGGCCGACGCGTCGGTCTTTGAATTCTTCAATGTGATGTCATTGCCCGCCGTGCGCGAAACCTTTAACGTGTTGCCATATTTAAGAAAACTGGCGGCCGTTAAGAAAGATCGTGCACGTGCAGCATCAGGAATGCCATAGGCAATTCCTAAATCCTTTTCAGAAGAAATGGTAGTTAATTCGTCGATGGGCCCCCATCGAAAGTCGCCAACACATCCACCAATAGAAGTAGAGACGGCGGGGATTACATTGGTGAAGTCAACTTCATTGACTTGAATTCCGGGTGATACAAGAATTGCCATAGATTTTTAGTCTTTCAGGTTGTTAATAAGTTAAAATAATAAGAAGATTCAATGCACATATTTATAGGATTCACCATTTCAAAGGCTGTTCCATGCATCTTGCTCAGCCACCATCTCACTATACCCCGCGGGTGGTTCGGCCTGATTATTGCTAAGTATGCCAATAGGAGCGAAGTCTGATTCAAGCTCCCGGATTCTATCCGAGAATAGGATCTCCTTGAGTGCGGCATCTCCTAGCTCGGCGAAAGGAGTGGAGAGGAACCAAGCAAATAGAACCAGGTTCATGACCAGATCATCATGACAACCTGCGCCTGCCTCAAAGCTTTCCCCTTGAGATTCAAAGGTCGTAAGCTCCTGAATAAGGTTTAGATCCCGGACCACCAGCTTCTTCATCTCCAGAAGATCTTTAAGATTAGAGCATCCGATTCGCTTCACGCGCCGGGTCATGGTCACACCAATGCCACCACTCTTGGCGGAAGATTCAATGAATAGATTCTCATATTCAAGTTCATAATGAAGGGCATTACATACGACTTGGCCCGTATCATTATTCTCGATCAGCATCAATGCCTTATTATACTTCACGCCCATTCGGTATAATAGATCTGGAAGAATAAGAGGGGAGATCATGTTGTCTCGATATGATGCGACCTGTTCATAGGGGCGGAGCGTCATGTCAATGATCGAGAAGGTTGAATAATCCTGCCCACGCCCTTTACAAACATCGACCATCATGAAGTACTGGTGTCCCTCCACAGGTTCACGGTAGATCGCTATGTTCCCGCCCTCAAAGTAATCTATGGGCTCCTCAGCCTTCAGAGACAAGAGAGTATCCGAATTGATCAGAGTATCCGTTGAACCAATGGCCTGGTTCCCATATTCCTGGGCGAACTGAAGCTCCGATGTATTGGCAATGGTCTGAGCTCGCCAGGCGTCATCGCGCCCGGGGACATCCCACCAATCTACTCGAAAGTTCTTGTATTCATTGGTGTTTTGCAGAGATCCTTGCCATAGGCGATAAAACAAATTGCTCACGCCATTCATGGTCGAAGTAATTATGACTTGCGAATTTTTACCTGAAGATATGACTGGATAAGTCGAAGTGTAGAACGCATCGGCACCTGCGACGAAGGCGAACTCATCGAGATATAAAAGAGAAATGGAGAGGCCTCGAATTGAATTACCCGAGGTCGCGGCCGCAATGATCCTAGAGTTATTTGAGAATCCAATGGATCCTTTGTTCAAGGTTTTACATCCAGGCTGTAGAAAGAATGGAAGATTCTCGAGGGCCAATGTAATTCGTGAAAGCATCTCTCGAGCCGTAGATCCTTTATTGGCCAGGATCGCGATCGTCTTGTCGGATTGAAAGATTGCATACCACAGAATATAGATGGCCACGGAGATACTCTTACCAGATTGACGGCAAGCCAGAACAATGGAGAATCGATTATCTCGAAAGTGGGAGAACATCTTCTCCTGATATAAGTAAAGCTCAAAGGGAACGAGTCCTCGATCTAGGTTAATGACCTTACAATACTTCGCGGCAAAGTATACTGGATCGGCCATGCACCGTTTATACTCTTCTAATGTCTCTTTGGTAAAACTCTCCTGAACGCCATCGCGCTTTACCATCTGATTGCCCAGATATGTCGCCCCCAGCTTATTCTGATCTAGGATTCTCTGCATAATCATGTGTTGCCACGATGGTCGTATTCTTGGCCGCGGCGGATAATTGTTTCTGCAAATCCGCCGTGGTTCCTACGAAGACCGCAACATTATTTGGAGCTACCGGCGCGATTTGATTGCTCGAAGAAATCAAATCCTTCCGCGTCTTGGAAAGGCCCATGAGTTGGCCCGTCATTTCCGAGGTTACTTTGAGCATACCAGCCAGAACTTCAAATGATCGAGGATGTTCGGTTTCATCGGCCACAACAATGAGACGATCCAGAGAATCTTCAGCCTTGTTCAGGAGGCTCTTGAGCTTCTCACGAGAAAACTTATAGTCTTCCTCCGAATCCGAAATCAGGCGTTCCTTGGGCGGCGTAGGAGTCTCTGGAATAACTCGAGCGACCACGAGCTCTGGAGGTAAATTTTCCTCGAGGCTCTTTAGAATGTCTGACTTCTTATTCATTTCCAGAACTTTAAGCTCCGAAGAATCGCGGTCATAATCTGGAAGAAGAGTAAAGACAGGAGATTCATATTATGGCTGTGTGACATTCATTAAAATCCCGTTAGTAAAATATAATGTATTGGTCCGCGTGCCCATAAATGTAAATTGAAGATTCGTAGTCATTCCTCCGACGATGTTCGCCGCGCCGATATTCGTCAGACTTCCGCCATTCCCTTTGAGAACGTTGGTTCCTCCTGCTACGATCCCATTGGTCGAGAGCCACGTGAAATTAGTATTGATCTTCTGAAAGGCCAGGCGAATAGTATCCCCAGACTTGTCATTAGGATTGACACCCACGTTAATGACATTGGGCAGTGCGGCCACGAGCGCCCAGGTCAAGGAAAGAATTGAGATCGATATAAGAAGTTTTTTCATGTGTTTATTTATCTGGCTCCGGCGGTCTGTGTAGAGTCTGCCATAATGTTTGTATTATCCGTCGTCATGGCCGTAACTGGAGGAATGAATCCATCCGCAAAGCCAAATGTATCATATGTGATAATCGACGCAAAGCTCTCTTTGGTATCTTCGGGCGATGAAACTCCAACGTGGACATATGATAATGCCGAGGCCGCCTGATCGAGGCTTGGAGTAATACTTACTTCCGTAAAGCGAATTATGCCGACCGGGGCAACAGGTCCCCTGAAGCGAATCTTGATAACAAAATCCAGAGTATAAACAATGACTCGATTAGTCGCAATGGGGCCTTCATATATGTCCGACATCGTCACGGTGCTCAAGGCAATTGGAATATTGCTTATGACTCCTGGAGCCTCCATGTCCTTGACGCTCAGAGTATATTCCGGATTGAAGGATGGAAGAATTTGCTCTAGGATCTGGAGTGCATCATCCTGATTCCTAGCAAAAATATTGAGCTGCATGCCAATATTGTAAGGAGAAGATTGCCATTGCATGTCCCGCGTCGAGGCCGAGACGCCAGAGGAAACTCGATTCAGGCGATTCAGATGAGAATCCTGATCATAAGTGATCGAAGAAATATCAAAGCTCATTCGCGGAATCTTGATGGCCACGTCAACCTGCTCATTAAGAGTGGCCTGTTCTTTGATACGCGCCAAATACTTCTGCTTAGGCCCATATGATATAGGAACACGTTCAATGTTCGAGCGAGTCGTTCCGGATGAACGAGCGATCGTGATATTATTAAAACAGCTGCCAAAGACCGCGACGGTCTTCTTGAGAGTTTCATTATAGAAATGTTGTTGCGTTAACATATTATCAATCGGCCGGATCACCAAACGGGTTTGAAGCCGTGAAATCCAGAATATCAATTGCCTTCTTTTCCAGGATGGAATTCGTACCAAATCCTGACGTATCTAATAAATTATCCTCGCTCGTCAGAGTTGAGATACTCAATATTGTTTTGATTACGCCAGTTGTTTTTCCTTCAATGATAACGCCGGCCGTCAAAGGATGAACCTTAGAATCCGTAAATTTCAGGTTCGAAAGCTGGAGGCGAACCTTACCGCCAGTCAGAATTTCAATGTTCGTAATCTTGGCTTCTCCAATGACGCCAGATGGGTATGTCAATTTAATATATTCTCCGTCGCTATAGCGAGTCGCCCCGGCCCCATAAGCAGGAACTTCAATGTGATAAGAACTTTCGAAGGATAAGGCCGTCTGAATATTGTCGATCTCTTTGACTCCCGTATTGAGATCTTCGCCGCGGTATTCGAAGAGCTCGCACTTCATGCTGTAAACTGGAAGATTTGAGAGCTGATAGAACGGCGTCTCGAGGTCAACGAATTTAATTTCAAAGAGACCGCGGACGAGTGGAATATAAATCAGATCACCTTCCGAAGGACGCAGATTCGAAAATCCTTTATTCCATGCGCCAACACTAGAATCCCATCGGCGCGAAGAAACGATCATGTTCATCTGATGCCGGATTTCCAGGCCGAATTTAGAAAGCAACACGCCATCGCCTTCAAATCCTTCTTTATTCTCAATGTACATTTCAATGAGGAACGCGGAATTGAATTTGCTCTCCGTATCTTCGACTAGCAGAGTGTCCAGAGAAACTATTTTCCGAGGCATGTAGTAGCAATCAAACCCATATATCTTAATGGATTCAATGACAATATCCTCGAGTAGATTATGCTCAGTTCGAACTCGCTGTGAAAAATATGCGGAGCGTGGCATGATGGTCTATCCTATGTAGAAATCCGCGGGGCTTTCATAGACCAGGCGAGTTTCTGTTTCTATTTTCAGAATTTCTTCCATAGCATCCGTATAAATCTCGCGCCCGTTAATCGTGATTCCACCAGGAAGCACCATGCCACCAAACTTAATGAGATTCTGTCCCCATTGTTTCTTCAGGAGGGCCGTCAAGTAAAGCTTCAGAGTTCGGTCATTGTAGACTTCCACGCTCGTATTCGGATCAACGATGTTCTGCCCGTCAATGACCACGTAACTTCCTTCGGGCAACCGCGCGGCCCAATCAACATCGATTCGCAATATATTTTGGTGCCGGCTGAATCTAATTTCTTGGCTGGAACCTGTGAGGAGGAGTCCTAAGGTCGAGAGATGTTGGCGCCCCATCTCATAGGAAATAAGCCCGTCGGGCATTCGGCCCAGAGCAAAGAAGTCATTGAGGCGGAATTGATAATCCGCCGAGAATAATCCGTTGTTGGCATATGAGCTCAGGGGCATAATGCCATACACGTAGATCATGCCATCGGGAAGAGTGATGTACTTATTGGTTACATCAGTGGCGGTAATTTGGTGAACTCTATATGTGCGAGTGACCGCATCGGAATGAAATGCCTGGTACCACTGAAAAGCTTCGTCGACTCGATCGGATATCTGATCGTCATCAATGTTAATTTCAAGCACCGGCGCACCGAGCTGTCTGAGACAATATTCTATTAGAGTGACGCGAGTAGTTGGTATAGCCATAGAGACTATTTATATCGAAAAGAGTACCGGCCCCGAGATCAGGGCCGGTATGTTAAATTCGGAATCGACATTCCGTTCAGATGCTTCAAGATATCGTGCATGACCGCCGGAGGAACTATGTAGTTCGTCCCATCGAACGCGATGTTCCTATCCGCGGGGATCACGACCATTCTTGTCGTTACGCAACTTACCAAGCATATCATTAAGCTGGAGAGTAACAGCATCCGCATCGTTTTTTGCAATGGCATTATCAATTTCTTTATTTCTATTTGATTGAAGCTCAGCTGGACTATTTTTGCGCGCATAATATGCAAGTATAACTGGCAATAGTAATAGAGCAATCTGAAATATTCCGCCAATCATTACTTAACAACCTCGCTGGGCGGGACGCCGCCGGGTTTGGTCTTATGAATGACGGACCAGATACCAGTAGTAATGGCAATAAAAGCACCAATGAACTGGGGATCCAGGATCTGAGTACTCAATGTAGAGACCTGGTCCGCGGACATTGCTCCTCGCGAGACGAGGATACCACCAGCAAAGGCCAAGATTGTACGCAAAATTCCCTGCAGAGTATTAAAGTTTAACCATTTCATGTTTTATGTCTTTCTATTGTAGAACTCAATTAGTCGCGGACAATGCCCAATGAGTTCCGTGCTTTGGCTAGTCCAGTCTATATCTATCTATATCATCAAGGAGCCGCGACTGGAGTATATTGAGCCATGACATTCCAAAACGAGCCGTCGCTGACAAACATGGCTGAACTTCCCCCATCCACGCCAAATGTTCCGGCCGAAGCGTCCGCATAAATGTATTGTCCACTGACTGCCGTGACCGTTAAGAGCGCGGATCCACGATTCTTGATGAAGTACATTCTGCCAACGTTGGATACCACGGAAGGTAAAGTCCACGTGACCTGCGCTGAGCCAGTGAAGATGTAATAAGTATTGGAAGCAAGAGTCGTGGTGGAGGAGGTAACGATTACACCACCCAAGATGCCGCCCCTCGCGCGGAGATCGCCTGCGACGTCTAATGGATATGCCGGATAAACTACACCAATACCAACCTTAGCCCCACTACTTGGAGTTTCGAAGAACGGGAAAGGCAGACTATTGATGCCTGAAGCATAGATCGTATTACCAATGTTCAATTGATTCGGAGCCGAATTATTCACCCCTCTGCCGATCGCAATACTATTTGTGTAATTGCCCGTGCAAGTGATGGCCACGGCCGAAGAGGTAGAGGTCGAGGAATTCGAAAGAGTAATGGCACTCGGCGACGTGGTCGTACCAGTTATGG